GCAAAAGAAAATACAGAGACGAGCTACAGAGTTAGGCTGTAAGATTGTAGATGATTATCTTGGAGCATACCCTCAGCTGTCTGATTGGTTGGACGGTACTAAGCAATTTGCATTGGAAAATGGCTATGTTGAGACTATGCTTGGACGTAGACGTAGGTTGCCGGATTTACAATCATCCGTTCCCACCTTGCGAGATAATGCATTAAGACAGGCAATCAACGCACCTATTCAGGGTACTGGTTCTGACTTGACATTACGGTCAATTATTGAAATTCAGGATTATATCGCAACTCACAAGTTGAAAAGCAGAATGGTTGGTACTGTACACGATAGTATTGTATTTGACATCCATATAAGTGAGTTACAGGAGGTTGCTACACAAGTCAAATACATTATGGAGCACGTTCATGAGAAGTACATAAACACCCAAGTTCCTATTCTTTCAGAGTTGGAAATGGGGGATTCTTATGGTGGAGTATTCGAGGTTGATTTGGATGAAATTGGCAAAATTGCTACTCCTGCAGATTATAATGAATGGCTTCACACTCAGAAACTCAAGAAATATACAAAAGAAATTTCAACTCTACATGAGAAGAATGGTTATACTTTGGATATGACCACTAAGTATTTAATAGATAATCATAGACCTATGAAAGAGTTGGAAGATGTTTTGAAAGACGCATATGCGTAGGAGGAAAGATATATGACAGTTACAATGTACAATAGAGAGACAGATGTCCGAATTAGTGGTATCCATGTAGCTTATATTAGCTGCTGGACTGCTATGGGGTTTGAAGTCGAGGCATACGAATCAGATAAAATTGTGCTGTTACAAAAGGCAAGCTGAAAAGTATCAGGTGGTACTTAATTTAATCAAAACACAAACACAATGGAGGTAATTTGAATATGACAGACAAATTCGTTGATAAAGACTTATCCATACTTGAAATTTCTGTGAAACTTCCACAGAACACCTACGAGTTGGATTTGGCTAAAGATTCTCAGATTGATGTCAACAATCTGAATCAGGGATTCATTGAGCAACCTACGATTTTTGCATGGTACGCTACTTTGGCTGCTATTGCAAAATCCAAGGTAATCAGGTTGAAACGTGAGGTTGAAAAGCAGGATGATTACATCCGGAAAACTCTCATCGGTACTCTGGATGGTAAGGTACGCAAAAACCTTGAAATAGAGGGTGAAAAGATAACTGAAACAAAAGTTACCAATGCCATCTATGCGGATGCTGAGTACATTGCCAATATCCAAAAGTTAAATGAGCTCAAAGATGAGCTTACAGATGCAGAAGAGCAGAGTGCCATCTTAGATGTTGCTAAAGACACCATGATTCAGCGTAAGGACATGCTGATATCCTTGGGTGCTCAGGTGCGTAGTGAATACGATGGAGTATCCGACATGAGCATCAAGGGCGATGAGGTTGATGCAGATAAAGTCAGAAGCATCTTGAAATCCAATTCTTCCTCAAAACGCAAGCCAATTGTAACCCGATAATCTTGTAAAGTGTAATATTGTACTTTACTTAAAGCATAATACAATATAAGAGCCATTAGGAGGTAAAACAATGGGAAAACTTAATCTTGGAGCAGTACAGCAGAAAAATGCAGAGTTGCAGCAGTCAGGCAACGGTGGTAACTATGGTTTTGACAAACTTGACTCAGGTAAAAATGTGAGACGTATTCTGCCACCCAAAGGAGACAGAGAGGTGTTCTGGTCAGAGGGCTTCATGCACTACAGCCTTGGTGCAGACGGTAAGACAGCTGTTACCTGCTTGAGCACATTTGACAAGAAATGTCCTATCTGTGAGTATCTGGAGAGTATTCAGAATTCAAAGAACAAGGATGACCAGGAGATGATTAAGAGTTGCAGAAAGACCAAGAGAATCTTTATTGCGGTTCTTAACAGAGATTCTCAAGATGAAGAAGAAAAGCCATTAGTGCTGGGCATCGGTAAGAGTATTCTGAAAGGGATCACTGATTGCATCTGTGACCCTGATTATGGTGATATTACAGATTTTGAGACCGGAAGAGACATTACAATCACCAAGAGTGGTACAGGCATGCAGACTTCCTACACTGTTCTGCCTAAGCCAAAATCAATCATCGCATCTGATTCTTATTCTCCAGAAGAACTGGATGAGCTGATTCCTGATTTGGATTCGTTGTTTGTTGAGAAGTCACCGGAAGAACTGGAAGCAATCCTCAATGGTGAGGAATACGGTGAAGAGGAAGAATCCGATGATGACGAGCTTGATTATGATGAGATGAGCCTGGATGACCTGAAGTATCTCTGCAAGGACAGAGGCATCAGAGTTCCGGCAGGTGCTAAAAGAAGTAAGCTGGTTCAGTTGCTTATTGAGTACGATGAATCCGGTGAGGATGAAGAAGATGAAGAGGAACAGCCTGCACCTAGAGGAAGAAAAGGTGCTAAGGGTGCTATGAATCCTCCAGAAGAAGATGATGACGAAGATGAATCAGATGAGGAAGAGGATGACGAGAATGATGACCTCATCAAGAATGTCCGTAAGAACATCCGTAACAAGTCCGGCAAGAAATAAACAACCAAGACTGGGCAGGTAGCAATACTTGCCCATATTAACTATTTAGGAGGAAAATAAACATATGGCTGTAACAAGAAAAGCAATTAAGAGCGAAACTGATGAGTTGGATGACGTGTTGCATAACATAGCAACCAATATCAACAAGAGCATCAAAGATGATGACCTTCAGGTTGTTCTTGGAGATGATGATGGCAGTGCTGGAAAATCTGTTCCGTTTTGGGTGAGAACCTACATCCCTGCTTTGGATTATGCCATTGGTGGAAGAAAGCACCCAGGTATCCCGTTTGCAAGAATCGTTGAGATTTTTGGTGGAGAGGGTTGCGGTAAGTCTACCTTGGCAGTGTGGATTACAAAATGTGCAATTGAACAATACAAGACCTTTGCCCTGTATCAAGATGCTGAGAGAGTACTCACTCCAGAAATTATCAAGGGTACTGGGCTGAATATGAAACGTATTATCATGCAGAATCCGGAAACACTTGAAGAAGTATTCCAGACTCAGGAGGCAACGCTGGATAGCTTGGAACAGCAGAGTGGAGATAAAAGACCTGTGGTTACTGTCGTGGATTCTGTAGCTGCTTGTTCAACTCAGGCTGAGTTAAACGGGGAGTATGGTGATGCTGTTATGGCGTCTCATGCACGTATTCTGTCTCAGGCTTTGCGTAAGATTAAGGGCAGAATCTTATCCAACTGTGTGTTAGCAATTTTTGTCAACCAGATTCGTGACAATATGAATCAGTCTTTCGGCAAGAAAACCACTACACCTGGTGGAAGAGCATTGCCATTTTATAGCAGTGTTCGTGTTGAAATGGCAAAAATCAAAACACTCAAAAAAGATTCCAGTTCTGACCCTTATGGAAGTATTCACCAGGCTACCATCATCAAAAACAAGGTAGCACCGCCGTTGAGAAAAGCTGAGTTTGAAATTAACTACATTGAGGATGAAGACGGCAGTTACCCTCAGATTAACATTCCCAGAGCACTTATTGACTGGTGCTTAGACAAGGGGCTGCTGGAGGGAAAAGCCGGCAGAGTAATGCTCGATGGGAAAAATGTGTTCGTAACTCAGGCTGTGGAAATGGTCAAAGCAGATGACCAGTTGCTTGAAATGCTCATTGACTTAGCATATTCATACGGAACAGATGATGAAGATGAGGACGAGGTAGAAGATGAAGAAGAATAAACACGGAGGTTGACATATGAACACAATAGTGATAGACGGTAATAATCTTGCGTATAGATGTAATAGTGTTGTTGAGTTAAGCACTAAGGATGGCAGACGAACATCTGCCATCTATGGTGTTCTTAATTCCATACCAAATGACATAAAAAATATTCAAAAACTTCTGGGAGAACCTGTTCATGAATGCGTAGTAATGTGGGATTACGGCAAGAATAAGCGTAGACTTCAGTTGTTTCCAGAGTATAAAGGTACACGTCAGCATGATAAGACTGAAGAGGACAAGATATGGTATGAGGAATTTATTCAGCAGACAAATATTCTGCATGATGCGTTGGGATTGTTCGGTATTAAGTCACTAAAGGTAAAAGGGCAGGAGTGCGATGACCTGATTTATTCGTTTATTTCGTTGGCTAAATCGCAACGAGAAGATGAGGAAAATCATTTTGTGATAATTTCCACAGATGAGGATTTCTTTCAACTTATATCACCGGAGGTGTCAGTTTATTCTCCTATCAAACAGATTTTTTATACCTATGAAAACTTCAGGGAGTTATTTGGAGTTGACCCAGAGAATTTTTTGAGCTATAAGATTCTGAAGGGTGATTCTTCTGACAACATAG